CGTTACAGCATCTGCATTTATTCCGGCAGTTACTACAGCATTATCTGCTATTTTAGCCGCTGTTATAGCGTCTGCCGCTATTTTACCTTCAGTTACATTTAAGTCAGCTATGTGTACCGTATCTATAGAGCCATCTACATAAGAATCTGAATCAACAGAATTTGCACTCATATTAGCTTCTATGACTGAATTTGCAGTTACAAGTTTTGAATCTTTTATACTTAGACCATCAACTGTAACTCCATTTGCTGAAGTAACTTCTGACACTGTGTCTGTTTTTACTACATTATTAGCACCATCTAGTTCTACACTCATACTATTACCAAATTACCTGTTATTATCATTACATTGGGAAATGTTATAGGACCTGCTAAAACAGCATTCTCTATTGTTTGGCTTGCATCCATTACACCAGTGTGGGACACAACAGATTCATTAGGTGCTGCGCATCCAATATATTGTATTCCATTAATTGTTGCTACTTCACTCATAAATCCTCCTATTCGCTTATAGTATCAATAAAACTTACCCAAATATCTAAACCGCTTGCTGTATCACAATCATGTGCTAAAACATCGCCGTTTACCAAAACAATTTTTGCTCCACCTTGGATCAACTCGATTGATCCGCCCGGGGGTATCGGTGTATTTTTAGCAATGTAGTAGTTTGCACTACTTCTTACCACATAAATATCAACCTTAATTGTTGTAGTTAAAATATTTGTACAACGAATACCAATAACAGCATCAAAATCTCCCGCAGTTAAAATACCTGCTGCTGTGGTTCCTTGTGCTCTTGCTATTGCGTTTCTAAAGTCTTGTGCCATTTGTCTCTCCTATGTTATAATGCCACGGCCATGGCCAAAGCAAACCCTGCTGTAGCGGCACTACCTGCCATATATGTTTTAACAGCAGTTACATTTGTCATTCTCATTGTACCTGCGTCATTAATTAAAATTCCGTCTCCATCTGCTAATGCAGTTGTTCCTCTTGCTGTTCCACCATCTACTAAATTTAATTCTGCTGTTGTTGTAGTAACACCATCTAAAATATTTAATTCTGTAGCTGTTGAAGTTACTGCTACGTCTTCGTTTACTTTTGGTGAAGTTAAAGTTTTGTTTGTTAATGTATCTGTTGATACAAGAGATACAAGAGTTGAATTAGCACCTGCTGGTAATAACATAGTGTTTGTTACACCTGCCGAGTGGGGTTGCCCTTGTACTATTTGCCCATGACTATTACTTTCACAATTAAACTGTACTGCACCAGAAGCACTGTTACCCCTAACAGCTATTACTCCTGTACCTTTTGCTATTAAATTTAAGTCAATATTAGAATCGCCACCAGTTACCTGTAGTATTGGTCCTTGCAAGAAAGCTGTAGAAGATGCAGAGTTTGTAATGTCAAATTGATTTACTGCACTGCCTGTAGTCTGAAATATTATCTGTTCATTACCACTTTCATCACCAATGAAGTGAGCATCATCTATTAGTATGTTCTGTGAGTTAGTGTCTAAATTACCACCTAGTTGTGGCGATGTGTCTTCTACTAAATTAGAGATAGCACTATCTGAAGCAAGTCCTGCTGTTAATGTAGACCTAGTAATCTTTTTAAGACCACCACCAGAAGCATCTATTGCTAACAATATATCACCACTAGCAGCAGTTCCTATCTCAGATAAGTCTGTAATCACAGTAGGGTTAAAATTAGTACCATCTGCTATAAGTAAAGCACCTGCTGTGTTAGTAGCCATAACTAAGTCATCACCAGTTATAGTTAAGTCACCTGTTACAACAACGTCACCACTAAATGTAGCCTTACCTGCAAGAGCCATATCAATGTCAAGAGCAGTAATAGCACTTGAGCCATCTGTACCCTTTATAACAAAGTTTTTATCGGCTGTGCTTACTGTTAGTTCAACGTCTGTGGAGTTATTGGCTATATCTAATATAGATGTTCCACCTGATTTAACAATTACATTATTGCCACCTGCATCAAGAATAATATCTCCTGAAGAATCAAGTGTTATGTCTGTTCCATCATTAGTAATTGTGTCTAGTGCAATGCTTCCTATGTTAGTAATGTTTGCATCACTCATATCAAAAGAGCCAGTAACATCTAAGTCACCACCAACACTTAAATTACCAGATACATCTACAGCACCATTAATGTCTATAGTTGTTGAAGCAATTTGTATCTCTGTGTCGGCAACAATATCTAATTGTCCATCTGCTGATGAATTTAAAAATATAGCAGCATCACGAAAGATTATCTTATTATTAGTAGCTACTGTAGTTGTGGCTGCAATATTAACTGCACCATCAATGTCTACTACATCAAGGTTAGCTGTTCCTGATATATCTACATTACCATTTATGTCAATAGTTGTTGCAGCTAGTTGTATTTCTGTATCAGCTACAAGGTCTAGTTGTCCGTCTGCACTGGAATGGATGTATATTGCTGTGTCTCTAAACTGTAGCTTCTCTGTAGTAGCAATAAGTATGTCATCATTAAATTCAAAGTAATCCTCATCTTCTTTCCACGTAAGTAATCCATCATTAGTATTAGCATTAAACGCTAGTGTTATATCAACATCTTGTCCTGCACCTACTGTAATTGCATTAGCAAGTAATGCTGAAATAGCTCCACCTTCTCCTGCTGTACCATCATGCGTGTGTCCTGACGATGCTGCAAAGGCTGCTAATAACTGATTAAACTCGTCATTACTATGAGCTGCTGTTACAACATCTCCATCTGCGTATGTGGACTGTCTAGTGTATGTATCACCCATTAACGTCTAGCTCCTAATTGATATTCTAATTGAAAACCTTTAAGTGAATATGGTGCAGTTACACCACCGTCTTCCACTTTTAATGCTACAGCAAAGCCTGAACCTTCTACAGCCTGTCTAACTAAAGGTTGTGACGCACCATTATCATATATAGTTGTACCATACTTAGATGCACTTCCACCATATATAGCTGCCACATCTTGTGAATCTAATGGATATGCTGCAGGTCTAGCTGCATCCACATCATCGTAGTCATATCTTATAAACAAATCTGCATCTATTGTTGATTCAGGCTTGTAGTTGATAATAACCCTTTGCATATGTTTTCTTATACCCGGGTCATTAAAAGTTAAATCAGGACTTCTGTATCTACCTAATATTACAGTACCATCAAAGGTATTACCTTGTTCTTGTCTGTAAACAAAACCATTTTGATATGAACCATGTAATACTAATACATTACCATCTTGTACAAAGCTATCAGTAGAAGCAGGTTTTATACCTTGTATCTCTGAAAACTCATACTTAGCTCCTTTTAATACACAAATAATACCCTTTGATATAGTCTCACTAGTATTAGCTTTAGTAAAAAATATCCTGTACTGTGTCTTATCTGTTATTACTACAGAATCAAAGTCTGAAGCACTAGCTGCATTAGCATTAAAAATAGTCTGAACAGCCTGACTTATAGTTCCTAATTCCACATCGCCAATTCTAGCTGTACCTGCAATAGTTCTTAAACCATCAGGACCTAAGAATATTAAGTCACCTGCAAATTCTTGAATTGTATCACCATTGATACATCCTATGTCTCTTGTTACATCTGCTACTGCAAAGTTACTACTAGAGCTACCCCCTAGTTTAAATATTCTAGTTGCACAAAAAATAAATAACTCATCACGGAAAACTTTTATTCCTGTTATCTCGTCATCTACTTTAATACTACCTGCACCTGAACCACTGCTAAATGCATCTTCATCAAAAGGTTGGCTAAATACAATTTCTTGTTTGCTAGTTGATTTACCTGCATAAAACATATGGTTCTTAAATGATACAACAAACCTAGAACCAGCTACAGAGCTATCACTTGCATCTGTTGCAGATAAAGAAGAGTTAAATATAGTAGGTGCATTTGTACCATCTACTACAATTATTTTATCTGTGCCATCAAAGTTAAATCTTTCAAACCTATACTTACCTGCACCTGTTCTTCCACTATCTATGCTAGTCCATGATGAACCACCCGGAGTTGCACTATATATACTAGTACCTCTAGCGGCTAACACTAAACTACCAAAAGTCGCTACCATAAGGACTTTCTCTGAAGCAGAAGAAGTTTGAGGTACAATAGCTGTTACATATTTAGAGAATCCATTTATTCTTCTGTAGCCACCTGATACGTCAGGCTCAAAGTTTTCTAACTCTAATGCTTCTCCGGGTTGCATCATAAAGGTAGATTTGTTTAATACTAATCCACCCTCACAGTTAAAAGCTGAAGGTGTGACTTGAGATTCATCTGCCATTTATAATGACCTAACGTCTACCATACTTGAACTACTTGAGTTCCTAGGTATAAAGGTAGAACGAATGTAAGAAAATTTGTTTATTAGTAATGTCTGCATATTCTTTATGCCCTGCTCAAATCTACTCATATTGAGTTGATACTGTTGTGCTTCACCCCTATATTGATATACAAAAGCTGTAGCACCATCTACAATTACAGGACTAAACCTATCAGGTATAGTTGTAGTATCCCCATGAGCAGCTAACTCAGCAGGAAAAGTGTAGTAATCAAATTTTATGGAGTATGATTTATCTGGAAAGGGATACAAAAGATAATTGTTATCAGGAGTTCTAACCACAAACTCAGGAACACCACCATTATTAAATTGCGTTACTGTGACACCACTTAAAATTGCTATAGCGTTGCTTCCTCTTGTACACCCTGTAAAGGTAGTACTAGAACCAATAGCTGTATAGTTAATACTTTCATTACCTATTATAATAGTACCCACAGCATCAAATCCTGTAGTACTAGCAACTGTTATAGTTGTAATACTATCTGTATGGGTAGTAGTTGTTGTAGTTGTTTCTATCTCATCTTCTTGATTTATAACTCTATTAACGTAATCATTATAATCTAACAAGCTTAGTTTATATCCACTGTTACCTAACGTAGAGTCTTTTACAATTCTAAATGTATTATAGTCTACTGTTTTAGTAGATGTAGGTAATGAATATCTAACCACACCTGCTGTTACTGTTTTAGTTTCTGTATCATGGTTAAATGGATAGTTAAACTCTCTCTGATTGATAAATCTAATTGATTCATTAATTGCGTTTTGGCATTGAACTTGTATACCCCTAGCACTAGAAAAGGTTGCCGAAGTTAATGCAACCTCGTTCAACCTTGCTATGACTTTATTTGTAAGTGTTAGGTAAGTTTCTGCCATGTTAATTCCTAAGTAAAATGAAAGAGCAAGTTGCCCTGCTCTCTCATATATAAGTTAAGCTAAAGTATCTCTATCTACTTCATTAGCCGCCATGTCACCAGCATCACTGATATCCATAAGAGTTGCGAACACTCTTATAGTTCCAGTTAATGTAGTTCCAGTTTGAGCTGCTACAAGTATATCTAGAGTATCAGCTGCAGGTACTAATACAGGAGCATAAGCTGCTGAAGTAGGAGCATAAGCTAAAGCATCAGCCCCATCAGCATCAAAACCATCAACAAAGTTGTCAACATCTCCACCTGTGATACCTAAATCATAAGCAGTATCAGATGATGTACCTGTTAGAGCAGTAACTACTTGCAAACCTGCATGTAAAATTACTGATTCAGCAGGAATATTGAGACATTGATATACATCACTAGAAGCTAGGGCAGTACCCTTGGCTGTAGTAGCAACAGCTATATCAATAGTATTCTGAATTTGATAGGGTTTTCTACCTCTAGGGTGATTTCCTCTAGTAGGTATAGTTAAATTTAAAGTTGACATAAATCAATCTCCCTATGCTAAGTGATACATAGCAGTACAGATTGCTTCAGGGCGAAGAATCTTTCTGCCATACAAATGCATACCACGAACAATATCAGCAAAAGAATCAGGGTCTCTATAAGTCTCTGTCTTGTTGATTTGCTCGGCAGTAGCTATGGATGATGAGTGACCAGCCACAATAACACCAAAGTTTGAAGAACTATTAGCACCTGTTGTTGCAGGTCCTGTTCCTAAACTTGGAAGATTATTAGACTGATATATCTTAAACCCATGCAAGCTATTCATTACTAAACCATTTTGAAGTCCACTTCCACCCCAATCAGATTGGAATAGTCTTGAGTCTTCATCTTTTAGTACTTCAAGAAATACAGGGTCTAATACCAACCATCTACCATTAGTGTCAACATTCTGTTGGTCCATTAGTCTAGACATTCTAGCTATTAGAGTCAATGGGAATGTATCACCTACGGCAGGAGTTGAGTCAGTTGCACCCGGCATCCTTGGCTGAATAGTAATAGCATCGGCTGCTGTACCACCAAAAGTTGCAGAGTCTAGTTGCATGGAATCCAACAGTTCGTCAGTACCAGCAGTTGCAACAGCAACAGTACCATTAACAGTAGCGTTGACTGCATTAGCTGCATCGTGAATTGCTGATTGCTTGTAACCTGACATATAACCAAGTACATCTTGGTCAAATTGGTCGGCTAGTCTATAGGCTGCTCTATTAGATGCTAACTCTTGAAAGTTAATATGCGAATGAGCTTCCTCAATATCATCCACTTTAAATGCAAAGTAATTAGCTTTGTCAATCGTAAGTGAAAATTCTTCATCATCAAGGTCTTGAGGAGTTATTGTAGTTCCTCTTGAATATGCCTTGACTGTTATTTCTGGTTCTTTAATAACCTTAACGGAATCGCCCATATTAGCAATTTCACCGAAGTAATCATTATTAGTGATTGCATCGACTACGGAACCCTTGCGAAACGCAAGTTGTACCTGTTTGCTGTAAATAATAGGACTAAAATTACCGTTAGGTAGGTTACCATAACCTCCTGCTGTACCAAATGCCATTTTAATCTCCTGTAACATTTGCAAATGCACACAAAAAAGTGTGCTATAATTTAGTCATTTACTTTATAAGGACCATTCATGCGTTGAGGTTGTACTAAGGATTGCGATTCCTATGTAGGCTCACATAATTGGGTAATCTCTAAAGTGTGGAAGTGTGTGTAACATAAGTAATCATATTTGCAAACATGAGGTTACGTTACACTCTTAGTTACATATAGTTATACTTAAAAATAACTATTTGTCAACATTCTTTTTATCTTTTTCTTTAACCATCTCTAAAAAGTTAAAGTTTACACTAAAAGACCTGCGTTCTCCTTTTGTTTTAAACGGATATACGCAGTGAAATAAGTCAGAAGGGAATATATAGAAGTCTCCTACTTGTGGCTTTACCATAAAGTTTGTATTATTATAACCTGATGATGTACCGTGAACAAACTGTATGTGTCCATTCGCAGGATGGTGGTCTTTATAATCTTCTTCCCATTCTTTTTCTATGCCTTCAGGTAATGCTAGATAACCAACACATGACATACTAGAACCTATATGTAAGTGAATAGGGTTGTATTCATGCTCGTATTGTCTAACAAACCATCCTGAGTTTATCTTGATGCCATAGTTATATTTGTTAGCATCTAAATCGTTAACACCAAAAGAGTTTCTTTGTGTTGAGTACGAATGGAATCTAGCTATAAAAGTTGATACTTCTTTCATCCACAGAGCTTCAATCTCTTTATTAAATCGCAGCTCTTGTGTTACCTTACCAACTAATTGGTCAGAAAAGTCATCTAACTCCATCTTCATTAAAGTATTCATCTTCTTAACAAAGGCAGGACTTAGTTTCATGTAACCCATTGAAGGACCAAAGGGTGATATATACTCCTCATCCTTCTTAGGTACATACATTTTTGAGTGTGCTGTCATTGTCTACTCCTACCTAGCTGAACCAGATACATCATAGACAAAGTTGCCTGACCTTATAGCATCCATTATTGTGTCAGCTTGTTTTTCATACTGTTGAGCCGACATTTTTTGCACAGAAGACTCAAGAATCTTTTTATTAGACTCTGTAGCATCAACTTTATTTCTAGTAGTTCTCGTATTAACTTCCGTAGCAGCACTCTTGCTACTCGGTGTCTTAACTTCCTTACCGATTCCTTTATCTGATTTGTAGAGGTCAATGGCTCGTGATGCTGATCTTGCATCATTGTCGTTTTCGTATAAAGCATCTTGTACCCATTTTGGTTGTTCGTCTGCCCAATCGTGAAAATCATCACTATCTCTAATGTCACCAAAGTCAGGATGTAACTTTAGTAACTCAACTTCAGCTTTATCTTTAGATGCTTCAGCCGACATCTCATCTATCTTTTTTAGTCTAAGTTCTATATCTGCTGATTGCTCTTTTGCTTTTTTCATTGCAATAGACTCAACAATCTTAGCTACATCAGGATACTCAGTTGCCCATGCTTCTATATCTTCATCAGACTTAGGTAACTTCATTTCTTTTTTAGTTGCTTTACTTAACTGTTCTTTTAACTCGTCAAGTTGACTTTGAAACTGTTGCTCTTTATCTTGAGTATGTCTACGTAAATCTCCATACCGTTTCTTAAAAGTTTTTTCTTCAGAGGAAGTAGGTTCTTTTTCAACAGGAGCTTCTTCAGTAACAGACTCATTTTTCTGCTCTTTAAGTAACTGTTTTAATTCCTCTTCATCTTTTTTTATTCTTTCTTCTTGAGAATAAGGTCTATTCATAAACATTGATTTTTTAGGTGTATCTT